ATAAATTTATTTTAGGCTATGTCCAGGAAATGAACGAGGCAATCACAAAGCAAAGAATACATGAAGCTGATTTAAAATACAAACGAAACCAGAAAGAAAAAGCCGAACAAGCCCGAAAGGAATACGAAGAAAGTTTTGAAGGATTAATCGAAGCCGATATTCAGCAAAAGAAACTAAACCCAATGGTCCTGGTTGAAGATTATGGAAACGTCAAGTTTGCGAGGCTAAAAAATAAAGGCCGTCTAGTAATTACAGAAGATCAAAAAGAACGGTTAAAACGCAAAACCTTGACAATGTATGCAGACCAAGTAGGAGAAGAAAGGAAAACCCACAACGGAAAACAAGCGGCTTTAAGTTCTAATCAAATAAAAGTAGTTTATACCCCACCAAGCAAAGAGGATAGTAAGGTTGCAAAAAACAGAATTTACAAGATATTGGCTTACAATGAATGGTTGAAGGAACAAAAAGAACTAAAAGAAAACAATTAAAAATTAATAACTAAATTTGAATTATAATTGTAGAAAATAGATAGAAGGCAAAAGAGAACCAGGTAAAAAGTGTGAACGAATAGAATAAGCTATGCCAACAGAAAAGAACATAAAGACACCAGAAGAGTTGTACATTCATTTTGAATCGTATAAAACCGAAGCAAAAAACAATCCATATCTAAAGCACGTTTTTGTAGGAAAAGACGGGAACAGTAAATACCAAGAACTAGAGAAACCATTAACTTGGGACGGGTTCGAGATATGGTTAAGAAAGAATGAAATAATATCAAGGCTTGATCACTATAAGGCTAATTTAGACGGTAGATACGCTGAATATGTGTACATCATACGCGCAATAGACCGAGAAATTTACAACGACAAATATTCGGGGGCTGCTGTTGGAGTGTATCATAACAACATTATAGCACGCGATTTAGGGTTAGCCGAAAAGGTAGATAACAAACATGACTTTAGCGGTGGAAACGTAACCTTTAAAGTAGAAGGTGAAGAGCCAGAAGAACAATAATCAACCTTTTAGGGTAAGTAGTCTTTTTCAAAAAAACTATGAGATTCCAGAGGGGAAAGACCTAACCATTAATAGGGGCGGTACTTCAAGCGGAAAAACCTATTCTTTAATGCAAGGCTTTGCAGTAAGGTGTAGGCAAGAACCAGGAATCATAATAACCGTAGTAGGTCAAGACATACCTAACCTAAAAAAAGGCGCAATTCGTGACCTTAAAACAATCCTTAATAGTTCTGAATGGCTACAAAAAGCAGTAGATTACTATAATAAAACCGACAGAATACTTTACTTCAAGAACGGTTCAATGATTGAATTTAATTCTTACGACGACGAACAAGACGCGAAGAACGGTAAACGTGACTATTCCTTCTTTAATGAGGTAAACGGTATATCTTACGAAATATTCGAGGCTATTTATGTACGGACTAAAAGACATACTTGGGTAGATTTTAACCCTTCTGGGGAGTTCTGGTTGAAGGATAAAGGATTTGAGCAAAGGGATAACGTTAGGACCTTTAAAAGTACCTACAAACACAACCCTTTTTTAGACCCTAAAACGATTCAAAAAATTGAGGACTACGAGCCAACAAAAGAAAACATAGCCAAAGGAACAGCCGACGAATACCGCTGGAAAGTGTACGGCAAAGGGGAGTATGCACCACTAGAGGGGGCTATCCTTAAACGCTGGAAGAAAGGAAAGTTCAACGAAGAACTACCATATACTTTTGGGCTTGACTGGGGCTGGACCGACCCATTTACATTGACTAAAGTAGCAGTAGATAAGAAAAAGAAAATTATCTACGTCAAGCAAATAGCCTATGCCAGCGGCCTATCAATGACTAATATCAAAACGATCATTGAAAACAACTGCACAAGGCAAGACTTAATAATTTGCGATAGTTCAGAACCTTTAAACATAGCTGAGTTAAGAATGTACAATGGAGGCTATAATACAATCAGAGCATTTAAACGTCCGGGAATAGTTCAAGAGCGTTTGCGTTGGATGCAAGATTATTTGATAATAGTAGACGAAAGCCCAGATATTGAGAATGAACTAAATAACTATATCTGGAATGACAAACGGGCTGAAATACCAATAGACAAGTTCAATCATTCAATTGACGGCTTTGGTTATGCGTTCACTTATTGGCATTTGAAGAATCGTTAAATATATTAGAATGATAGATTTAAGACTAGGGGATTGCCTTGAAGTAATGAAAACGATTGAAGATAATAGTATTGATGCTATTATAACAGACCCACCATACGGAACAACTGCCTGTAAATGGGACAGTGTAATACACTTTGATTTGATGTGGGAACAACTAAACAGAATTATTAAACCCAATGGTGCGATAGTATTATTCGGTAGTGAGCCTTTTAGTAGTGCCTTAAGAATGAGTAATATTAGAAATTATAAATATGATTGGGTGTGGGAAAAATCAAAAGCTGGTAATTTTCAAATTGCAAAAAGACAACCATTAAAAATAACAGAAAATATAATTGTTTTTAATGAGAAAAACAATTATTACCCAATACCAAGAGAACAAACAGAAGCAACTAAAAAAATATACAAAAAACACGGAGATAATTTAGGAGGGAAAATAGGAAACCTAAAGCATATGTCATCTGGAACATATAGGAACGATTTTAAATTTGGTAAAGATTTTGGGTATCCTAAAAACATAATTAAATATAACAATGGAATGAAAAAAGACAGATATCACCCAACACAAAAGCCAATTGGATTAATGGAATACCTAATAAAAACTTACACCAACGAAAACGAAACTGTTTTAGATTTTACAATGGGAAGCGGTAGCACGGGGGTAGCTGCAAAACAAACTAATAGAAACTTTATAGGAATAGAACAAGACCAAAAATATTTCAAGATAGCACAAGAGCGGATTAAACCATTATTACCCAATAAACAAACACAACTAAATTTATTGTAATTTTGCCAAAAGTGTTAATATGGCATATCGGGACTTAAGCAAACTATCTAGCAGGGAATTATTCAGCAGGGAATTATTCAGCGCAGATCAGTTTGTTAAAATTGGTGAAGGGTTTAATGGTTCTACAATTTCAGACGAAAAAGCAATCAAAAAAGGCTACTTAGGTAGTTCGGTTGTTTACTCAATAGTCACACGAATAGCCAGAGGAGTTTCAAGCCTACCGATTTATATTTACGATAAGACCAATGGCAAAGAAATTGAAAGCGGAGAAGTTTACGACTTTGTTTTTAAGCCTAACGACAACCAAAGTTTCAATGAGTTTTGGGAGCAGTTAGTTACATTCTATACTTTAACCGGAGAATGTTACAACTACCTAGACGCTGAATCAATAGGGTTTTACAAAGGTCAACAGTTAGTTCTACCGCCTCAAGCAGTAACCATAGAAACAGAAACAAATAGCATATTTTCAAAAGTCAAAAGCTATAAGTTTAACGACGGAGAAAGTATAAGCCCGTTAGATATTGACTACGTTATGCACGTTGCAATGAATAACCCGTCAATGCAAGGACTTAAAGACAAGAACGGTTTAAGCCCATTACAATCAGCGCAAAACATTTTAAACGCTTCCAATAATGTAGAGATAGCACTAAGCGAATACTTCGAGAATAGGGGAGTTTCTGCATTAATAACACCTTCAAACGAAGATCCGTCAATGCCAATGAATGACGACGACGAGAAAAGCATTTGGTCCGCATTGAAAAGAAAAATAGGTGGGGCTAAGTCTATGAACGCAATGAGGTTTTCTCGTAGGGCTTTAAAGGTCCAGCAACTTAATGCAAGTTCAACCGATATGCAAACCATAGAGAATAAGAACCAACTAACCAAAGACCTTTGTAATGTTTTCGGGTTTCCAGCAATGCTTTTAACAAACGAAAAAGCTACCTACAACAACGTAAAAGAAGCAGAAGCTGCAGCGTATAACAACAACTACATACCAACCTTTGAAAAGATAGCGGCTGGATATGAGCGAAAGTTTTTATCTAAGTTCGGAAACTATTGTTTAGGTATTCACAAGGAAAAAATAGAAGCATTGAATCCTTCACCAACTGAACGAGCAGCCCAAGCAATTAAATTGGTTGACGCTGGATTAATAACACCAAACGAGGCGAGAGAATCAATAGGCAAAGAAGTTTTAAGTGACAAAGAAATGGACAGCGTAAAGCCTAAAGGTTCAAATGTTACAATTTCAAATGTTTAGTTATGGAGAAGAAGAAACTTACTAAAGAGCAATTGAAGAAATTGAAAGCTGAAAAGCTAAAGAAAGTTATCGATAATAAAATCATAAGGAAATGAGCAAAGCCGATATTAAAAAAATGATTGCTAACAAAAAGCAGTTAATCAAGTTAAAGAAAGCCACTTTAAAAAAGTGTGACGTTATAGAATTAAGTTCTGCCGCTGAAATTACCAGCAAAGGAATGACTGACAAAAACGATAACGAAAATGAAATTTACAGAACAATCGTGGGTAATACCTACGGCTTCATGGATAGCCACCAGGACGTACATATCAAAGGAATTTTCACCAAGTCAATACAAGAAAACAAAGAAAATATACTACACCTACACGACCACGTTCACCAATTAAGCGCGAAAGTTGGAACGCCTTTAGATACTTATGAGAAAGAGGTTAGCTGGTCCGAAGTTGGTTTAAACAAGTCTGGTACAACTACTGCCCTATTAATGGATAGTAAGATTGAAAGGTCGAGAAACAAAAACATTTTCCTTGATTATAAAAATGGTGCAATCAATCAGCATTCAGTTGGTATGCAGTACGTTAAGATTGAACTTGCTGTAAACGATCCAGAAGAAAAAGAAGAGTTTGCTACTTGGGAAAAGTACAAAAACGAGGTTATAAACCTGGACTTAGCAGAAGAAACGGGCTTTTTTTGGGCGGTAACAGAGGCAAAGTTGATTGAAATTAGCTGCGTTATACGAGGTTCAAACGAATTGACACCAACTTTAGACGCTTCAAAAGGCTTAGAAGAACTAACAGAACTAAACGAAAAAGCCTTAGATAACCCAACTAAAGAAAATTTATTGCATTTTTGTAATCAATTCAAAGCACTTCAAGAAGGTGAAGCCGTTGATAAAACACTTCCAAAGGTCGAGAAGCCGCAAAAGAAAAGTAATCCATTATTTAATCATTTAACACAATTAAAATGAAAGATTTTAATACATGGTTGACGGCTGAAAAAAATTTAAACGAAGCTGCAATCAAAGAATTAAGCACAGAAGCACAAGCAAGCCATATTGCTGAGTATATGAGCAGCGTGGCAATGAAAGTAGACGAGGCTGTAAAGTCTGGTGTATCAAAAGAAGAATTAGCTGAACTTGGAAAAGAGCAGTCAAAGGCTTTAGCTGAATTAGGCGCAAAGCACGAGGCTATTCTATTAAGTCAAGGTGCTGCTATTAAATCAGCAGTTGATAAATTGACAAAAACAGAAACTTCTACAAGCAAGTCAATCCTTGAGCAGTTGAAGGAAAAGAAAGACGAAATAAGCCGTTACAAGAACGGAGAAAGCGTTAAGATTACTTTGAAGGCTCCTGTTGATATGACTTTTGCAACAAACGTAACTGGACAAATTCCACAAGCTGAAAGGCTACCGGGAATGAACATGGTTGCTTCAAGAGAAATCAAATTCTTAGACGTTCTTCAATCTGGAACTATCTCTTCTAACCTTGTTGAGTGGGTTTATCAAAGTGGTAAAGAAGGAACGGCTGGTCAAACAGTAGAAGCGGCACTTAAAAATCAAATCGACTTTGATTTACTTGTTGGTTCTCAAAAAGTTGAAAAGACAACTGCTTACATTACAATCACTGACGAAATGTTAGACGACGTAGAATTTATGGCTACTGAAATTAACAACGAATTAAATCGTGAATTATTGAAAGCTGTTGAATTAGGTGCTTATAGTGGTTCAGGAGTAAGCCCACAATTAAACGGGGTTTTCAATACTGCAACTGCATTCGCTCCTGGAACTTTCGCTACATCAGTTGATAACGCAAATGAAGTAGACGTTCTTACTGTTGCTGCAAATCAAATTAAGATAGCAGAGCAAGGAATGCCGAATTACATATTCATGAATCCTTCTGACGTTACCGCTTTAAAAATGGTAAAAGTTAGTTCTACCGATAAGCGATATGTAGAGCGTTTAGCAATGGTAGCTGGTTCTTTATCTTTAGACGGTGTGCCAATTGTAGAAACTACTTTAGTTGACGCTGGCCAATATTTGATTGGTGACTTTACAAAAGCACATATCAGAACTAAGGCTGGCGTTTCAATAGACGTTGGATATACTGGTGACAACTTCATTAAAAACTTTAAGA